GATGCAGATTTTTTGCCAAAAACAGGCACTATTGCACTTCAAAATGACGGAAAAGGCGATTACATTGCTAAATGGGAACACCCTACACTAGCTAGACCTACTGATGAGGAATTAGCATAATGCAGGGTCGTGTCTATTTAGTTACCAACACGCTTAACGGCAAGCAGTATGTTGGTCAGACAATTACGAAACATTCTCGTAAAGGTCATGGACACGCTTTAGCTGACGCTTACAAGAAGTACGGACATAAATCATTTACTTATGAAGCAGTGTGTAGCAATGTAGACAATCACTCTACATTAGATTTTCTGGAACAGTTTTGGATTAATGTAATGGGTAGCCTAGCTCCTAATGGATACAATCTTGAGAGTGGCGGAAGACGATATAAAACAGTTATCCACAAACCACAACTAGGTATTCCACACACAGAAGAAACAAAAGCTAAGATGAGCGAAGGTCAGAAAAGATATTTAGCTGGTATTGATGTACATTTTAATACTGGTCGTAAAGCATCTGAAGAAACGAAAGATAAAATGCGATTAGCTAAACTTGGTACAAAACGCAAGGAGCAACAATAATGCCGTATGGTAATTTAAATGTAGACACAGTTACCACGAGTACACAAGGCGGAGTGCTTGGAGCAGGTAATGCAAGCATAATGAAAAACAGAATAATAAATGGCAGCATGGTTATTGACCAAAGAAATGCTGGTGCTAGTGTTACGGCTAATGATTCAGTTTTTCCAGTAGATAGATTTTTTTATTATGCTTATGTAAATGGAAAAGGAACACTACAACAAAACGCTGGCTCGGTAACAACCCCAGCAGGATTTAAAAATTATCTTGGCTTTACTTCAACATCGGCTTATTCAATAGCTGCTGGTGAATCACTTACAATTTGTCAAAAGATTGAAGGGTTTAATACGGCTGATTTAAATTTTGGAACTGCTAATGCAAAAACAATTACAGTTTCAGCATTGGTTTATTCAAGCCTTACAGGAACTTTTGGTGGTTCTGTTCAAAATAGTGCTAGAAATAGAAGTTATCCTTTTAGCTACACAATTTCTACGGCAAATACTTGGACACAAATTAGCGTAACTATTGCTGGTGATACTTCGGGAACTTGGATTGGTGCAACTAATGGCGTTGGTATGTATCTTCATTTTTCTGTTGGTGCGGGTGCTACTTATAGCGGAACTGCTGGAGCATGGGCTGGAGCAGATTATCAATCAGCCACAGGAGCAACATCCGTAGTCGGTACAAACGGAGCAACTTTCTACCTAACTGCGGTGCAATTAGAGGTCGGTTCTAGTGGTACGGGTTATGAATATCGTTTATATAACCAAGAACTACTAGCTTGCCAACGCTATTATCAACAACTTAATGAAAATCCATCTACATTAGGAATTTTAGGGTTTGTTGATGCTACTACAAGTCTTTTAACTTATTATTATTTGCCAGTTAGCATGAGAACTGCACCGACTTTTGGTACAAGCGGAACTGCATCAGATTATTCTGTTAGGTCTTCTGCAAGTACAGTTACTGCTTGTTCAGTAGTTCCAACTGGAACGGCATCAGACGCTAATCGTATTCGTATTATTGCTACTGTAACTGCTGGATTAGTGGCTGGTCAAGGTGCGGCATTAGTTGGAAATACTACAAGCGGCATACTTAATTTTTCTGCGGAGTTGTAAATGTATAAATTATTAACAGAAAATAATGTTGTAGTTGGAATTTTGCGTAATGGCAAAGATTCAATTCCATTCAATCCTGACAACACAGACTACCAAGCCTACCTAAAATGGGTGAGCGAAGGTAACGAACCAGAGCCTGCGGAGAATACATAATGGCTATAACAATTGATGGAACTGCTGGCATTACCTTTCCTAATAGCACTACACAATCAGGTGGTGGTTTAGTAGTAGGTTCTGCAAGCCCTGTTACTAGAGGAACTGCGGTAGCTTCTACATCAGGCACAAGCATTGATTTTACTAGTATTCCTAGTTGGGTTAAACGCATTACTTTAATTTTTAATGATGTAAGTTTAAATGGTACTGCTCACTTGTTAGTGCAAATAGGAGTGAATACAACCCCAACTACTTCAGGGTATTTGTCAGGCTCATCTTATGCTCTCATTACTCAATCGAACACATTAGGTATAACTTCTACTGCTGGCTATTGTATGTATCTAGGTACTGCTACGTATGCTATATACGGAACTATGACACTTACTAACATCTCAGGAAACAATTGGGTTTGTAATGGTTTGATTGCAAATACAAATATTCTTCCTTATACAGGACAAGCTGGTGGAAATGGCTCATTATCAGGAACTCTTGGAATGGTAAGAATTACTACTACAAATGGAACAAATACATTTGATAATGGCACTATTAACATTCTTTACGAGTAAATCATGGACAAAATTGAAATTAATGTAGATGTTATTACTGGTGAAGTAACTCAAACAGTAAGCCAATTTACTGCTCAAGAAATTGCAAACTCACAAGCTATAGATGCTGCTAAAGCACAAGAAGAACAAGCACAAGCAACTGCAAAGGCTTCTGCACTAGCTAAACTAGCTGCATTAGGTTTAACTCAAGACGAAGTTAAGGCTTTGGTAGGCTAAGATGACAGATTCCATAGAGCGTATAGCTGTCTTAGAAGCTGAAGTAGAAAAGCTACAAGAAAGCCAGAAAGAGATACTGGACTGTATTCATGCCGTGCGTGATGAGATGATGCGTTATAAAGGTTTCCTCGGTGGAGTAGCTTTCTTAGCTTCTGGTATCGGTATATTCTTAACAGTCTTCAAAGACTGGATTTTAAAACACTTTGCTTAAGGTAATATGAGAGAACTAACAATAGGTAAGAACATTGTAGCTAACACCCCTACAGTTGTTTACACAGTACCTAAAGGATGTAAAGCTATTGCTACTTTGTTATTTATTAGCAACAGTACTGGGTCTAATAAGACTGTATCTGCTGTATGGCACGACCTCAGCGAGACTGACGACATTGTTATCTTAGGTACTTCTAACTTAGATGCTAATAAATATATTCAGTTTAGTGATGGACGTATGGTTATGGATGAAGGGGACTATGTAAAGGTAACTACCGAGACAGGTTCTAGCATGTCAGTTATACTAACAGTAGAAATTATTCAATCAACAGCCTATCAGAATGGAAGCTAACTATGCCACTAGCTAAAGGTAAATCAGAGAAGACAATAAGTAAGAACATCTCTAAGATGGTTAAAGAAGGCAGACCTCAGAAGCAAGCAATAGCTATTGCACTGAGTACAGCAGGTAAATCTAAAACCCAAACCAAGAAAAGGAAATAATATGCCAATGGTAAAAGACAAGAAGTTCCCTTACACAGCTAAGGGTAAGAAAGAAGCTAAAGCTTATGCACAGAAGACAGGAGCTAAGATGACTACTCCTAAAGCTAAACCAGCTAAGAAGATGGGATCAATGCGTGGCTACTAAACCTGGATTGTATGCTAATATCGCTGCTAAGAAAAAGCGTATTGCTCAAGGCTCTGGTGAAAAGATGCGTAAGGTAGGCAGTAAAGGTGCTCCTACTGCTCAGGACTTTAAAGACTCTGCTAAGACTGCAAAGAAGAAGAAATGAAGAAAGATTCTAGATTAGAAAGAGCTGGTGTATCAGGGTTCAATAAACCTAAGTCTACTCCTTCCCACCCTACTAAGTCCCATGTAGTAGTGGCTAAGTCAGGTGACCAGGTTAAGACCATCAGATTCGGTCAACAGGGTGTTAAAGGTAGTCCAGATGGATCAGCCAGGAACAAAGCCTTCAAAGACCGTCATGCTAAGAACATTGCTAAAGGCAGGATGTCTGCTGCATACTGGGCAGACAAAGTAAAGTGGTAATAATGCTTGACTTTTAAGCATTTTTATGTTATAATATAGGACAATATGAACTACATCCAGCTTGTAAATTCCGTACTAAGAAGGCTACGAGAGACTGAGGTTTCTTCTGTAGCTGATAATGCCTATTCTAAGATGATCGGTGAGTTTGTTAATGATGCTAAGCGTCAGACAGAAGATGCCTATCCTTGGAATGCTTTATCTGATACCCTTACTGCAGTCACTGGTGCAGATGTATTTAACTATGTACTTACTGGCTCTGGACAACGATTCAGAGTCATTGATGTACTTAATGATACCAGTAATAATATTGTAGTAAATGCCCCTACTAAGTGGATGGATGAAAGATTCCTCCTGACTAATACTGAAAAGGGTTCTCCTCGATACTATAACTTCAATGGTTTAAACTCCAACGGAGATACTCAGGTAGACCTATACCCTATTCCTAATGGGGTTTATAACATTCGTTTCAACATCATCAAACCACAAGTACCTTTAGCTTCAGATGCTGATGTACTTCTTGTACCTCATGAGCCTGTAGTATTTAATGCCTTTGCAAGGGCTTTAGCAGAGCGTGGTGAGGATGGTGGTATTACTTCAGGTGAGATGTACTCTTTATACAGACAGTCTCTTGGAGACGCTATAGCCATCGAATCAGGTAGATATATTGAAGAACAAGCTTGGGACTGGACCTAATGGCTGAAGAACTAGTCACAGGCTCAATTGCAGCCCCAGGATTTAGTGGTTTAAATACCCAGGATAGCTCCATCCAGCTAGATAGTGGATTTGCACTAGAGGCTAATAACTGCGTAATCGACAGATACGGACGTATTGGTGCTCGTAAGGGGTGGACTAAGGTAAACTCTACTGCAGCCTCTACAGGGGCTTTTAGAGCTATCTACAACCTTATTAAAGATGATGGGGATGTATTCATTTCTGCAGCTAACAATAAGATCTATACTGGATCTACTACTCTAACTGAAGCTGTAGTTCGTAATGGTACTGATACAGGTAATCTGACATATACTATCTCTGATGACAACTGGCAGATCAGTGGTATGCCTTACGATACAGGGGCTACTCCTTCAGGGCATGCTATCTTAGCTCAAGCAGGACATCCTACATTACTTTATCATAAGCTTGGTGCTACTGCTCATGCTCATACTGGTTCTTATGGATTCCAAAGACTAGGTGATATTGCTACTAATCTACCATCAGGACATACAGTATCTAGCTTTACACCTAACTGCGTTATGACTGCTTATGGTCGTGTGTGGGCTGCTAATATTTCTGGACATACACAGACTGTATACTTCAGTGACTTACTAAACCCTGCTGAATGGCAAACTGGTACATCAGGTTATTTAAATATCAGTGAAGTAGTTCCTAACAACGATCCTATTGTAGCTATTGCAGATCACAACGGCTTCTTGATTATCTTCTGTACTAAGCATATTGTTATCTATCGTAACCCTGTAGACCCTTCTAACTTAGCTTTAGAAGATGTTATCGTAGGTGTTGGTTGCTTAGCTAGAGACTCTGTTGCTTCTATTGGTACAGACTTATTGTTCTTAGCTTCTACTGGTGTTCATTCCCTGCAGCGAGTTATCCAAGAGAAGTCATTACCATTCAGAGATATATCTAAGAATGTACGAGATGAGTTAATTACATTGGTTAACTCTGAGACATTAAAGAACATCAAGGCTACTTACTTCCCTACTGATGCTTTCTACTTGTTGTCTTTACCTAGCTCAGGATATACATATTGCTTTGACACCAGGGGTGTACTACAGAATGGTGCTGCAAGAACTACAATCTGGAAACAAATAAATCCTACAGCATTCTGTGTTACTCAAGACAGACAACTATACATCGGTAAGCCAGGCTACATTGGTAAGTATGAACTATATGAAGATAACGGTGCTACCTATCGTATGTCTTATTTTACTAACTACTTTGACTTTGGATCTGCTACAACTAACAAGATCCTTAAGCGTATTAACGTAACTGCTATTGGCGGTTCTGCTCAGCCTATCGCTATTAAGTGGGGCTATGACTACACTCGTAACTACTTCTCTCGTGGTATTGTACTACAGCGAGTAGAGGTGTGGGAATATGGCACAGCAGAATACAACATTGCTACATACACTAATGGTATTGCGTTAGACATTGCTAACATTCCAGCATCAGGTTCAGGTACAGTATTACAGTTAGGCTTTGAGTCTGACATTGATGGTACTCCTTTATCCATTCAAAAGATTGACTTCTTCCTTAAACAAGGTAAAACATTATGAGTAATTACACCAAAGCAACTAACTTTGCTACTAAAGATACATTACCTACTGGCGATGCTAATAAGATTGTTAAAGGTACAGAGATTGACAACGAGTTTAATTCTATCTCTGGTGCTATTAGCTCTAAAGCAGACATTGCATCTCCTACATTCACAGGAACTCCTGCTGCACCTACTGCTACTACTGGTTCTAATACAACTCAGTTAGCTAATACAGCGTATGTTAAACAAGAGATTACTGCTCAAAGTTTAGGTAACATGTCTACTCAAGCTAAGAGTGCAGTAGATATTACTGGTGGTACTATTGTAGGTATTACTGACTTAACTGTAGCTGATGGAGGCACAGGTGCTTCTTCTATTACCGCTAATAGTGTAATCCTTGGTAACGGTGGATCTGCTTTATCAGGTAACTTAGTAGCTCCTGGAACTTCAGGGAATGTTCTTAAGTCTAATGGAACTACATGGACTTCTGCAGCACAGACAGTTACCTCTGGATTGGGTTTAAATGGTGAAACTTGGAGAACTGAAAGTAAAACTTCTGGTACTTCTTATACTAACTCTCGTTCTTATCCTATTATGGTTAATGTCACTGTTCAACTTACATCTAATAATTGTAATGCACAACTTATAATTGGTGGTATAACTGTGTATCAATATGGAATTGCAAGTAATTTTAGTTATGGAACAATGTCTGGTATTGTACCAGCAGGTGGAACTTATCAAGTAAACGTAAGCAATATGACTGTAACTGCTTGGACTGAACTGTATTAATGGTAACACACGAGTTAGTATGTAGTGACTTGGATGTCTCTGAATTACAGAAAGAGATACTAAGCCATTATGAAGAGTTTGATAAGTACGATCAACGTAGAACTTTTCCTAATTCACCACACGCTCAGATGACTGATATATGGGCTAGGTATAACGATATTAAACCTTTCCTTGAAAAGGGCGATTTAAAAGGATTTGAAGCAGAGCACGATTCAGTATGGTATCCAGTAATAGATAAAATACCTGCAGTAAAGAAAGTAGTGTTTGAATTGATGTCTAAAGTAGAAGGTGAAAGATTAGGTGGAATATTAATTACTAAGCTTCCTCCTGGTGGACATATCACAAGACATACAGATGCAGGATGGCATGCACAGTACTATGACAAGTTCTTTGTTCCTATCCTAATTAAAGAAGGTGCTATATTTGGATTTGATGATGGAGACATCCATGCTACAGAAGGTGAAGCTTGGTGGTTTGATAACTCTAATCCACACTGGGTTACTAACAACTCAGATATAGATCGTGTAGGAATGATTGTTTGCATAAGAACAGAATTATTTAAGGATAGGAATGCACACCGTATCTGAACAGTTTAAAGAGCTTCAAGGAACTTTTGAAGTAGATTTAGGAACTCAACATCACTTCTCTAGTGGAGTATACGCTAAACAGATGATGCTTCCTAAAGGCTATTTTGCATTAAGTCATGCTCATAACTATGACCATTTAAGTATTCTATCATCAGGAGAAGTAATTGTTAAGACAGATGAGAAAGCAATTAAGTACACTGCTCCTGCTTGTATTACTATACACAAAGGTGTACATCATTCCATCACAGCGTTACAAGACGCAGTATGGTTTTGCATTCATGCAACAGAAGAAACAAATACAGACAAAATAGATGAGGTATTAATTATGAAAGAAGGAGCTTAATATGCCATGGGGAGCAGCCGCAGCAGCAGCAGTTGTAGCAGGAGGCTACATTCAGGGGCAGCAAGCTAAATCTGCTGCAGAGCAAGCAGCACAACAACAGAGAGAAGCAGGTCAACAAGCTGCTGAATATCAAAAGTTTAGACCTGTAGGAATTACTACTGGTTTTGGTACTTCTGAATTCACTCAAGGTCCTTATGGAGTAGAGTCTGCTAAGTATACTCTGACACCAGAGATGCAAGCTATTCGTGATCAGATGATCTCACAAGCTGGTATGGAAGATACTACCAGAATGCGTCAAGCTGCACAGCCTCTATATGGAGGAGCACAACAGTTATTTAATCTAGGTCAACAATACCTATCTACTTCTCCTGAGCAAGCTCGTCAAGATTACATGGCTACCCAGCGTGCTGCATTAGCTCCTGGTCGTGAACAGCAACTAGCTGGTATGCGTAATCAAGTATTTCAGACAGGTCGTGGTGGTTTAGCTACAGGCGGTACATCTACTGGTATGATGCAAACTAATCCTGAGATGGCTGCTTATTATAACTCTATAGCACAGCAGGATCTACAGTTAGCTACACAAGCAGAGAATGCTGCACAACAACGTCAAGCCTACGGTGCTGGTATGTTTGGTACTGCTGGTAACTTGTTAGGTCAAGTAACACCTCTAACTTTACAAGGTTACGCTCCGTTACAAACTCAACTTGGATTAGCTGGTTCTATCGAAGAGATGGGTCAGCAGTCTCTTGGACTTGGATTACAAGTTGGTGGTCAGAATGCTTCAGCAGGTGCTAATGCTGGTAAATCATTATTAACTAGTGGCATGGCAGCAGCTCAGTCTCAACAAGCAGCTAATGCATGGAGTCCTTGGGGAACAGCATTGAGTGCAGCAGGTAGTTCTTACTTTGGCGGTGGTGGTAAGATGCCTAGCTTTGGTGGAGGATCTCCTGCTACGTATACAGGACCTAGCTATGGAAGCAATCCTAATGTTCCTAGCAACTGGTTTGACTACAACTCTTACGATTAATAGGAAAGAATAATGGCTATTGCACCTAATATGTTTGGTATCGATCCTATGTCATATCAACAACAACAAAATCAACAAGACTTTAATAGATCTGTTCAGTATGCTGCTTTAGATCCTTTTCAGAGAGCTACTGCAAGTATCTATCAAGGAGCTACTCAGCTTGGAAGAGTTGGTCAAGGCATGCTTGGAATGGAAGATCCTCAGATTACAGCAAGTAAAGAAGCTCAGTCTATGATGGGTCAGTATGACATATCTACTTCAGAGGGCTTAAAGGGATTGTCTTTAGGGCTAATGAAACGTGCTCAAGAGACTAATAGTCCTATATTGGCTGGCTTAGCACAACAAGCTGCTTCACAGTATCAGAAGGTGTTGTTGAATGAAGCCACTGTAGAACAGAAGACTCGTGAGAAGATGCCTGTTATCGGTGAACAAGTTAATCAAGCATTGTATGCTGATGCACTGCGTCGTGCTGGTGGTGACCCTGTAAGGGCTGCTCAGATCTATGATCAAGAAGAGCAGCTTAAGAGACAGCGCATTGCTGCTTCTGGTGTAGCTCCTCCTCCTGGACAAGTTCCTTTAACTGTTCTTGGACAAGCTCAAGACATTGCTGATAAATATACTGCTAAACCTTTTGCTAGACTTGAGAATATAGGAGGAATTGTTGCTATTGCTAAAGAAGTTAAGCAAAATCCTACATCTCTTCCACTGCTTAAACGTGAATTAGTTAAACTTGCAGGAGACAATCAGATTGGTCAAGCTGAAGTTAAAAGTATTCTAGGATCTGAAGGCTTAGGTGCAGACGTTGTTGACGCTGTTAATACATTCTTAACAGGTGCTCCAACTGATGTTAAAATTGATAAAGTACTGCAAGGTGTACAAGCACTTGAAAAGTATACAGCTAATCAATATGAGACAGGTAGAAAGAAAGCTCAGAAAGTTCTAGCACAAGGTAAGATTGATCCTGAGACACAAGCTGCAGTGCTTCCTGATCCTTATGGATTAGCTAAAAAAGTACCTACTGTGACTGCTCCAACTTTGTCTGAATTCTTAGCTAAAGCTAAAATAGCTAATCCTAATTCAACTGAAGCAGACTTAACAACATACTATAATACAAAATATAGAAAGCCCCAATAATGGCTATTGTCGATCCTTTTGAGCAGCAAGGTAGTGTTACTGTAACAGGTATTGTAGATCCTTTTGAGGTAGGTGCTACAGTAGATACGTCTCCGCAAGAAAAGATGAGCACATACAACTATGTTGCTAATCAAGCTAAATTAGGACTAACTGATACTGCCGTCCTTGGTCAAGCTTTAATTGATACTTTTGCTATTCAGCCATTTAAAGGTGTTATTACTGGTGAGAAGCAACCTACCTTTGGTGAGAATATTAAGCGTCTACAGAAGGCTGCAGGGACTATCACAGGTGCTCAAGAAGAAACTAAAGCCCCTAGTGCTGTAGCTGAGGTTGTAGGAGGTGGTGCTCGTATGTTAGCAGATCCTGTAGGATACTTAGGAACAGGATTATTTAAAGCAGGTAAAGAAGGAATTCAGAAGATTGCAGGTAAAGTTGCAGGAGATACTGGACTTACTGATGTTGGTAAATCTATTGTAGCAGAAACTGGTAGAGTAATTACTCAGGCTCTTCCTCGTGCTACAGGTTTATTTGGCATGGGTGTAACTTCTCAAACAGGCGGTGTATTAGGAGAGATGGCTGAAAAGCAAACAGGTACTGATACAGGTACTGGACGTGCTATAGGTACTCTTGGTGGTCTTGCTGTAGGTATTAAGACATCTGCTGGCTTAGAGGCTTTAACTAACGCTACCACAAACATGGGTAAGCAGTTATATGACAAATATAAAATGGTTAAGGCAGATCCTGATGCAGCTAGTCAAGCCTATGCTTCTGGTGCAGCTAAGAATTTTATGGAGCTAGTATCTAAAAGCATGCCTAGCGAAAACATTGATGAGATTGTAGACACATTCAATAAGATTGGCGACAAGATTGGGGTTGAAGGTATTCCTCTAGTTGTATCTTTATCTAATAACCCTATTGCACGTAGTGAAGTTATTCGCTTGGTTAAGTCTCCTGAAGGTGCTGGTATTCGTCAACAGTTTGATACAGAGATTCAAACTATCTTAGGAAGACTAGATGAGGGTTTTAGAAATATTGCAGGTACTCGTTACACTCCAGTAGAAGGAATGACTACTCCACTTACAAAAGAAATAAATAAAAATCTTAAATTACGTGAAGCCATTGACACTAAAATAGATAGCGTAGTAGAGAGATTTCCTGAGCAGAATTTATCTGATTTAGGTACACAAGCTACTAAGTTATTAGACTTACGTGAAGCTGCTGCAACTAAAGAAATGCAGCCTGTTTATAAATCTATATTGGAGGGTGCTAAAAAAGCTGGTGCAGTCCTTCCTGATACAGGTGTACGTGATATTCATAGCTTTGTAGTTGCTAACAACATGTCAGATATCTTCGGACGTAAAACTCCTTTAGATAAACTTATTACAGAAAACTTTGCTCCTATTAATGGAGAGTATTATCCTGCTACATTTGAAGCTGTAGATTCTTTGAAGAAAGAAATCAATCGCATTCAGAGAGCAGTTAAAATGGATGATACTGCTAAGATGCGTCTAGGTGAATTAGAAAATGTAGTTGATGGAGCTCGTCAACAGATCCCTGGTAAGTGGAATCAAGCTCTTGTAGAAGCTGATAAAGCTTATTATGAGAAGATTGGAGTTCCTTTTAATTCACAAGGTATTAAAGATATTGACGCTAAGAAGTATGCTGATCAAGTAGCTCCTCAGATCATTGGCTCTGGCGATAAACTACGTCCTTTCTTAAAAGCTGCAGGACAAGAAGGAGTTACTATTGCTCAGAATGCTTTAATGGCAGAAGCCTACAGTAAAGTAATTAAGGGCGGTGCATTAGATGCTAGAGCATTACAGACATTTATTAAGAACAAAACTGATAGCGGTGTTTTAGCTCAGTTACCTGGATCTGATGAAATGCTTCGTGCTGCTTTGTTTGACGATAGTGCTCTTAAGATTGCTCGTGCGGATCTTGATGATAAAGTTAAGATTGCTGAAAAGCAAGTAGCTGATAATTTTGTATTAAGTGTTAAAGATTCTGATGGAATTGCTGTTCCTAACTACGAACAGATTGCTAATAGAATATTTACAGATCCTAACTTCTTTGGTAAGATTCAGAAAGACCTATCACAGCTTGATAAAAAGACTTCTAAGGCTGTTATGCGTAATATACAAGCTGAGGTAATTGACAAGGCTCGTAATAGCACTGACGGTGGTATTGGCTTCTTAACAAGCCCTAAGAATGCTCCTGTTATCAACAAGGTGTTTGGTCCTGGATATCAGCAAGAAATTAAAGACTTAATGATAGTCTCTGATGCTCTAAACAAAGCAGACCTGTCTAAAATAAGTGCTGTAATTGATCAAAAGAACTTAGACGTATTAGCTCAGTATGCTCCTGGTCTTGATATTCCTTATGTCGCATCTACTCTTCGTGATCGTATCTCTAGTACTACTCAGAAAGCTGTTCGTCTAATATCTCGTGCTAAAACTGCTCAGTTAAAGACTGATACAGACGAGGCATTGAAACAACTGATGGGAGATCGTCAGGGTCTTAAAAAGCTTCAAGCTATTAAGAATACTATGGACTTTAAACTACGTAGTCCTACAAGCATGAAGGAAATTGCAGATACTGTAGCTAATGTTGTCCCTCGTTATATGTACGGTGGTGTCAAGGAAGCTGTGTTTACTCCTCCTACAGCTCCTTTACAAGATACAACACCTGAGTTTGGTTCTTTTCAACCCCAATAAGGAAGAGTAATGATTCATGCCAGATCCATACGGAATAAACGAAGGAGTAAAGCTACTCACTGGTAGTCTTGATGCTAGTCGAGAGAGTGGTAAAGCACTAGGTAAACAAGTAGAAGCTATACAGCAAGACGCAGCAGATGTTGCACAACGAAAAGCAACAGAAAGACGTAGAGCAGCTAGAGAAGCAGAGTTTAGAAAAGAAACTGCTCTTATTAAAGCACTAAACGACTGGAATCACAAGAAACAAATTAGCGACCAAGAAGCAAAAATAAAGATAGATTTTATTAAGAAGCACGGTGCTAAAGAGTGGGAAGCACTACTTAAGATTAAGTTAGATATAGAGAAGATGGAACAGAAAAACAAAGAAGAGTATCAACACGATCTTAAAGCTGTAAGACGAGTACAGTTTTATTGCTTTGCTGCTGCTGCAGTTATTGCGTGGTTCTTAACCTGGGGAATTAAATAATGTTAACATTGATTTCAACTGCACTGTCCTTCCTGATGGGTGGTCTACCTAAACTGATGGACTTCTTTCAAGACAAGTCTGATAAGTCTCATGAACTACAGATGGCTCAGATGCAGACTGAAAGAGAACTACAGATGCTTGAGCGTGGCTATGCTGCACAAGCTAGAGTAGAAGAGATTAGAACAGAGCAAGTACAGATGGAGACACAGGCTCAGGAACGCTCTGCAATGTACGCACACGACATCGCTATAGGTCAGGGTGCTTCTCAGTGGGTAATCAACCTCAGAGCCTCTGTAAGACCTGCTGTGACCTATCTATTTGTATTGCTGTTGATTGTAGTAGATATTGCTTCTATTTGGTGGGCTTGGTCCACTGGAGCAGCTTTTGCTGAAGCTATCCCTTTAGTATTTGACACAGATGAGATGCAGATTTTAGCTTCTATTATTGCTTTCTGGTTTGGGACTCAAGCATTCTCTAAGAAATGAAAGTAAGTGACAAAGCTCTTGAAGTTATCCGTCATCATGAAGGTGTTAGGACTAAGCCTTATCAATGTCCTGCTCTTCTTTGGACTGTTGGTGTTGGTCATGTGATTGACCCTAATCATGCTAGAGTACCCCTAGCAGAGCGTAAAGCGTTACCTATCCCTGAAGGATGGAATAGGACAATAACGATGGGAGAAGTAGATGATATTCTTAAACGAGATCTTACAAACTTTGAGCGTGGTGTCGAGCGATACTGTCCTGTTCCTCTTACACAAGGTCAGTTTGATGCTCTTGTCAGCTTTAGTTTTAATGTTGGTTTGGGAACACTACAGCGTTCAACCCTCCGTCAGAAGGTTCTTCGTGGAGATATGGACGGTGCTGCAGAAGAGTTTCTCAAGTACACAATAGGTGGTGGTAAGGTACTGAAAGGACTCGTAAACCGTCGTAACGATGAACGAGCCCTCTTTAAGTCTTAGTTAAAGTCTACACCATCTTTAAGGAATGAGAACATGATTCTCACAATTCCTAAGTCAATTACTAAATGAGTAGCATCGTCTTCTTCTATGTTGACGTACTCAAAGCCTATCATAAATCCCATAATAAAATGTAGTTCTACTATCATATCTTTTCCTTTTTGTTTCGTAACTCCCAATGAGTTATTTTATGACAATTAGAACACAGTAAATCGCACTTATCTAACTCAGGAATTATCTTATCCCAGTTTGAATTCATAAGCTTATTTAAACTATCTTCTTTTTGTTTTGGATCTCGATGATGAAAATCATATACATCAAGACATTCAAACAGCAAACCACATCTGTTACATTTTCCACCTTTGTATTGCACAGCCTTTTGTTTATTCTCTAGTCTTTTTTCTTTCTTTAGAGAATACCCACAAGGACGACACCTTGATTGTTTATTATCAAAGCGTCGCCTATCAGGACTGAATAAGTCTAAACTCTTTACTTGTTTACACTCAGAGCAGGTCTTCATTAAATCTCACAAGATCCTGCGGTACAGGCAAGTTGTTGAGCACCCTCTACATTGTCTGTATATTCTGTAAAACTATTCCAATCAACAGACTCTGGAACAAGAAGCTTTAACTGCTCGTACTCTTCTTTAGTACAGTCTTGATAAGGTGCTTGCTTGTATGTTCCACCATCCATAGGTAGGAATGATACACCAGTCACCTCATCAAAATGTTTGAACGTCCAAGCCCCAACATCCATCCATTCCTTCTCTAATACAGAGATTGTTACTGATGGTTTATGTTCACAGTAATGACGCTGAAATAATAACCACAACTTCAAGTGCTGTATTGCTGACAAGTCTTCACGTAGTAGACCACCTTCTGCTACTGCTACAGGGAAACTAAATACTGTAGTAGACTCTGGTTTCATAACACAAGGCTCTGCAACAAACCCAGCTTGAATCATAAACTGTGTTAGTGGATCTTTGTTATCAGCACGTACACGTCGAATATAATACTTGCTATGCTGAGGATGGATACCACTAGCAGTGCTGCACAACTGAGATACAGTACCTTCAGGCTTGACAGCAGTGACAGCCACACTCTGATTGATTCCAATAGCATTTGCAAACTCAGCGTTTGTAGCGACAGCAATATCACGTAGTGCCTCCAATCGAGCAGGTAATGATTCATCATCAGGGTTATTCAACAAAGTGTTATCACATATCCCTGTCATCGATACACCAAGTAATGCTTCTTCTTCTGTATTCTTTTGCCATATCTTACGCAAGTAAGGGAAGTCTGTAAGGCTAGCTTGAAAAGTTCCAAGAATAGTAGCCAAACGGATCTTATTAGCAATACTATCATAAGTATCATCAGCTCTAATGATGCAACTAGACAGATTACAGAATTGGTAAGGACGTAAAATGATTTCACTGCACGGGTTTGTTCCAAATTCATAAGTCGAATCACGTCGTCCATTTTTAGCAGCCTGAGCCTTACTTGCTTCACGATTGAAGATACCACGCTCCCCTGAATGTGACTCATAGATAGAACTCCACTCTCTCATAAACTGTCCAATAGATGGCGTCTCTTCATACGTAGCAGAGTTGTTAGCTAATGCACGTTGACCTTGACCATCCCACCAATTACCTGCCTTAGCGTGTGCCATCTTATCATCTGATAGATCAGACAAGCTAATCATTGCTGACCGTCTGACTCCACCCACGACAACAACTTCCCCGATCTTGCACAGAATATCATGACACTCAAGGGAAGTGAGACGCCTACCTGCTGCCCCTTTAAACTTGGTGACACAAAATTTATAAAGTTCTTCCAAAGGTCCTGGTCCAGAAGCTCGTCCCCCAAATGTCTTAAGTCTAGCTCCTGCTGGGCGAACTCGTGATACGTCGAACTTTGGAATCTCGCCAGCGTATAGAAGAGCCAAGAGCTGTCGAAGTGATTTTGCCCATCCTTCTTTAGAATCCGAAACAACAATAGAACTCTTACTATCAAACAACTGCTCTGGGACTTCAGGTAATTTCTTAACATACTGTTGCTCCACTGAGAATCCAACACCAGTACCACAGAGAAGGATATACATCGCTTCATCAAAGGCTTTAGGGTCATCGATAGGAAGATAAGAACAATTGAATGCAGCCACGTTCTGACGCTCTAACGCAGGACCTGCAGTCATGATAGCTCGCATACTAGGTACTACATCTAATGATACTACTGCTTGTTCTAATTCGTTACGTAGTTCCTTAGTCAGTGTGTACTTCTGTTTCTCTGCTAAGTGTTTCTCCATAAAATCAAAGTAACGTGCTACTGTTTCATTCCAATGCTCTCTGCGTCCCTTGTCATCTAGGTAACGACTATACCTGGACTTAGCAATAAAGGTATTATAAGGTGTCATGCTGTATGCTGTCATTCGTCTTCGTTCCAATCTACTTCTTTAAGAAGCCTGTTATAATTATTCTCAATGATTTCGCCAAAAGTCTCAACTAAATCTTCTGAAGCTATGTCGAGTAGCTCCAGAAGTATAACTTCATCTAGACTCTTCAACCGTTCTTTTAACTCTGGCAGTGTAAGAGTATTCACTGTTTACTTCTTTGCTTTCTTAACTGCTACTTTTTCTGGCTTAGCTTCCATACACTTCTCAGCGAATGCAATAGCTTTCTGAGTACCTTCTAACAATGCACGTAATTGCTTAAGTGAATCCTGTGGTTTAAAATCAGATACCCACAACTGAGTTGACTCACGTAGTCCAGTTTGTAGTGTAAGATCTACCCACCAATCACAAGCATCTTTGAATCCACCATCTACATTAACAAATGAGTTCTCACCAGGAAAAAACTTATTAAAGTTAATCTTGTCTTTTACTTTCTTTTCTTCACCAAACATTTTATACTCCTTAATTGATTGTAGTAACATATATATACACCTATTCTTTGTAATTGTCAATCATCCGTTGCAGATACCACTGTGCTTTCTTCAGATCTTCTATTCCATTCTTGTGCTTCCATCGCCATAGGTACTTGATAGCGTTGCCAGTACACATAGCTTCCATCCCATCTAAATCTTTCACCACCTCTGCAATAGCATCGATACATTCTATACTCCCTTGTGTGTAATGACTTGGAGAGTTAACCATATCTTTATCGTCTGCCATTGTAATCTTATGTAACCCTTTAAAGTAATCCTCTAAACTATATTCTTTTGTATAAGGAGGAGGACATACTGTAGTACCAGGAAAATCTCTGTAACTCCAATCCATTATAGATACCTCTTCTTAAGAAAGTCTAGAGACACAAACATCTCATCGAAACAACCATCATTAACTTCATGCAACACTACGATACCTCGCCAGTAATGATTACCTTGAGCACCCATGTAACCTTCGTCATGCTCGTAGCAACTACCAGCTATGATAGCCGTAAGAGTTTTGCCATCTGCTCTAATAGCGTAAGCAACTTGTCTGCCTTGTTGATGCCCCACCACACACGATTGGTGTTTCTTAGAGATAATGGCTGCTGCCGATCCAACAGGTCTGTTAAGTGCTCCCGCAGTAACGTAATGGGCATATAGAACACCATCAATAATGATAGGCTGCTCAAACGGTAAAACTTCCCAACCAGCTTTAGCATATCCAAGATCCTCTATTGAAATAGTTCCTTCAAGCATTGAATCGTTCTCTATTGCACGATCTATTCTATGCTCATGGTTACCTAGTGTTAACACCATGCGTGGCTTGTAGACCTTATCCTTGTTCTTACGCTGTCGTTCTTGTAAGTTGCGTAGTGGCTTTAGTAAGGTATCCATTGCTGCATGTGTTGCCTGTATGTCATGCTTATATCGTCTGCCTTCAAATGATTTCTTTCCTTTATCGTAACTGGAGAGACTTGGCATGTCCGCAAAGTCGCCAATATTAATAATAACATCAGGACGCTTCTTAACAATGTAGTTTCCAATCGCTTCAAGGAATGAGTAATCATGATCTGGCTTTACTTGTACATCAGGCAGGATCAGATGAATTGTCAAAGTAAGCTCCTCCAATTTGGTATCCATACAACGCAGACAACGCACGATTAAATACTGCTGTTACTTCATAATGAGTAGAACCATCAGGTACTGTAGTGTTTAAATGTACTGAAGTTCCTCCGTCTAAATCAAGTTCATATTCTGAAAGACTAATATTGATTCTCATTTCTTTCCTTTCACTAGTAGAAGTACATCTACCTGGTGTTTTAAATCGTTAACCTTCTGTACTAAATCTAAGAAGTGCTCGGCATCTACAAGGGCTAGTGGCTTACTGTTATTCTGTTTTAAGATAACTAGTGGCTCAACTAATCCATGTGTCTTTGCTTGCTCATAGTCTTTGTATACTGCAATAGCTGCTCTGTTCTTGCATTCAACTGTGTAATTAAACAATGACCTAGCCAAAGGACTGAGTTGCACATCTTCTCCACCCGCCCCCATGCTCGTTGACCGTACATCATCTTGGTGTAGAGTTGGAAATCGATTGAGTATCTGATCCCTTGTCCACTGCTGTAGCTTTCTTCCTTTTGCTTTTGCTGACTGGGGCTTCAAGTTTAATTACCTTTCGTTTAACTATCATCTGCTTAGGGATAGTAATGCTGTTGTTGCACATGCCGTCTGTGATAGTACCTGCTAGTTCAATCTGTTGTTCATCTTCGTATACAACGAATCCAACACTCTTACACTGCAAGTCTTCTCGCTTAGGTTCGTGCCATTCTCCCTGAGCTAATGCATCCAACCACTCAATCACTACTAGACTGGAGGTTGCCACATTTGGTTTTGTTCTCTTCTTATCCACAACAGTTGACCGTTCTCCAAGACTCGCTTGTCGTCTCCCTTGTAGGCTTCGAGTACAGCAAGATACATCTCCTTTTCGTCTTTGCATTCTTTAAGTAGCCTTTCCGCTTTAACTGTACCAATGCCCTTGATACCGATGATATTGTCAACTCGATCTCCCATTAGCATCTGTTTATAAAAGTTCTTAATGCCTTGTTCTTCTTCAATAAAGTAGAATTCATCCTTAACAAAGTTGTAGTGATCTCCTCGGAGCATGTCTAAATCTTTGTCAATAGAACAAATACAATACTCACCTACTTGATGTTCATAAGCAGCAATACCAATAGCATCATCTGCTTCTTGGTCTTCAATCATAATAAAGTTCCAGGTCTTTAACATATAGTCCCGAAGTCTATCATAATGCTTAGGCTTAGCAGCTTTACGATTACCCTTGTAAGGTGCAGTAATAGCTACATCATTCCTAAAGTTTTTCTTACCAGTTAAGTATCCCTGATACTCATTGAACTCGTTGTACAACAGCATGTCCTCAATGAACTCGCTACACCTAGCTAACGCAATTGACTCTGGTTCTTCTTCAGAAGCAAAGCCAATGCGATAGACTAAGATGTCCCCATCAATCAGGGCTTTAAACATTAAAGAGCTTCTTCTTCTAGGTCAGCTAAGTTCACACCTTCAGGTTTGTACTCAATCAATTCCTTGATAATAAGCTTGCTAACTCCTACTCCAACACCCTTCTTACCTTGGAAGTTGTAGTCGAATGGCTTAATCAAAGCTACTGCTTTAGATCCATTAGCTACCTTAGCCTTGATAAAGTTACCCTGCTCATCTACTGCAGTGATAGGATAAAGCTTGCTCTTAGCAGTGATGTAGAATCCTTGGTCTGGTTTCTTGGCATCGTTCTTTACGTTGATACCCATGTCCATCAAAGTCTTAACAGCATCCTTACTTAGATTACTCAAGTCTACTTGGTATTTTCCTGAGAGTTTATTTGGCTCATCAAGAGCAGCCCAGAAAAGATCAGCTTGAATCGGTAAAGGTTTAGTAACATCCATTTGTATTTCTCCTATTTAGTTTTACTACACATATATTATACCATACTTTTAATGCTTCGTCAAGGTTTCCAACTCTAATTGTTGTTCATGACGTAATACTTCTAATGCTCTTTCTAGTAACTCGATAGCTGTATCATTGCTTAGGTATGTATACACTACAAGATAATCTTTATCATTACCAAGAACAAGCATTTGATCTACTGACGCAGGTATTCCTTGAACATTCATGGTGCTCTGTCCGCTTCTTCCATTGCCTTAGCATAGTCCTTCATTGTTAACAGTTCTTCTTCAAGTGCTGTTTGCCATTTTAGTATCTGACTAATCGATTCACCACGACGCAGTAGTTGAAAGATTAATTTACGCATCTCGTCCATCAGTGTGTTTCCTTCCATGAGTTACCTACTTTATATTCACCACCCAACGGACAACGCATACCTAAAGGAAGCTTAGTTATTTTATCTAAGTCTCCTAATAATTTACCTGCATTCTCAATTGACTGTACTCCTATTTTACCTACCATATCTGCGTATGATTCCTCTACTTCAATCTGCCATTCGTCATGCACGTTAGCTACAAACTTGTAGTCTATTCCAAACTTACTAAGTGATTCATCTAACAGCACAACTGCTTGCTTCATAACAATCGCACCCGCACTCTGGAGTAATGTGTTAAGTGCTGCGTGGTCAGACCTAACTTGTAACCTACGTCCATCAAGACCTGGTAGCGTTCCCGTGTTCTTAGCGATACTACTAACTTTCTCTCTAAGGATTTTGAGTGACGGTGTATTCTGAAGAAAACGAGACTTAAGTTCTTTGCCTTCTTTCTCTCCAGCACCAACAACCTTCCCGATCTTGGCATCCCCTGCACCATAGAGGAATGCATATATAAACGTCTTTGCTTGATTCCTTGTTTCAAGCCCAGCAGCTTTTTGGTTTGCCGTGTGGATGTCACCTGAAACGACTTCACTCGTGTACGCATCATCTTTCATATAGTGAGCAAGCATTCTCAACTCCAACCCTGAAGCATCGATACCAACTAACTTATATCCCTTGTCTACAATCCATAGATCCCTGCAGTCTTCACCATAGGGGCTTCCACTATTTGGTACTTGTGCCATGTTGGGTGACATATGCGTCATACGTCCTGTGACTGCACCATTTGTAATCACCTTACCATGTACCCTACCATCACTACCTAGTGCCTTGAGCCACGATTCTATTTGAGCTATCCTCTTCTGTAGCATGAGGTACTCATTGATCGCTTTAGCTTCAGGTATATCTAACCCTTCGAGCGTCCCTTCGTCGACGATTGGCTGCCCTGTTTCCGTGAACCTGTCTGGTTTCCAGCCCTTTTCGATGAGGCGTTCACCGATTTGCTTGCGACTGCCTGGGTTGAAGACTTCGACTTTGGCTTTGAGACTCTTACCTGTTTTTTCTGAGACTCTTTCAATTGTTTTTGCTGGGAAAATACCCTGCATCTCAACTTCAATAGCAGCCAGCTTACTGCTAAGTTCAGATAAAAGGATTGTAGCTTTCTTTTCATCCAGTCTAAAACCGTTTCGTTCTTGCTTTGCGATGATCGCTTGGACCTTGTGTTCAAGTTCAATACTCCTCTGTTCAAATTTGTTATACTTCAATTCGTTAGTCAATACATCATACAACTTCTGTGTTACTAAAGTATCTTGGATACAGTACGTCTCCATCTCTGGAGTTAGTCCACCATCCCAATCACTGAAGTCACCTTTAGGAAAACCTAATCGCTTACCCCATGATGCGAGACCATGACCTCCTTCCAGACTTGGATTTAGTAATCTGCTTAAAACGAGCGTGTCGCACATTTGGTTCGGCATTATCGAAATCTTCCAAGTCTCTTTCAGTACTGGGGCATCGAAGCATATTCCGTTGTGCATGATAATCAAATCGCAACTGTCCAAATACTTTTGTAATCCGCTTGCTTGTTTCCATGATACTACTGCTCCTGTCTCGATGTCCCTTGTTACTACCAACCATATCTTATCGTGTGTACTGTTTGTTTCTATGTCCAGTACAATCTTCATTTCTCTTGTGCCTTCCAAATAATTAACTGCCCTGTTTCACCACGATCTTTAATAAATGTAAGCAACGACTCTATTTCAGCTTGTTGCTGGCGAAGCATGGTAATTGCTTGCCTAATCGGTGTATTACCTTCCCCAGCATTTTTCTCTAACAGTTCAATTAGTTCATTGTTCATTTCTCTTGTGCCTTTTTTAGTATTGCTCTAGCAAATTCAATATGGTCAGACGAAACACGAAACAAACTTGTTATTTCCTCATCTGTTAGTTCTTTTAATGGATAAATGTCATGGTGGCTTAACAAACCAGCTTTTAAATTTGCTATTTCAGCTTGTTGCTGACGTAACATGATAATTACATCGTCCGCAGTTTGTGGAAACTTCTTTTTAAAGTCGTAGTGCTTATCCAAGTTGTTAGCTAGTTCGTTTGCGTTCATTTATTTCTCCAGTACCTATCTTTAGGGTTAGCTAACATAGACTTAAGCAGCTCGTCTACTGATCTAAACCACTGAATCACTTTCATGCCATCATGCGTAGTGATAGTAAAACTCATTCTGTTACTCCTTGTCTAACTCTCCAGGGGTATGACTGCTCTAACCAAAAGCATCTCATCTCTCCGTGCTTAGTGGATAAGAAACCTCTCCACATAGTATGCTTAGTACTAAAATCATTACACGTAAGTGCTTGAATATCAAGGTAAATTCCTTTAGATACCCATCCTATGCAAACGCCTACGCATAATATAGTTGCACTAAGCAGACTTCTTAAGTACTGGTTTCTTATTAACAATAGGTTCTTCAATTACTGTTACCTTCTCATTGTGTTTATCATTTAGTATTGACTGTACTTGGATCTCTAACTTCTGTACCTTCAATGCTAACTCATTTACTGCACTAATTACTTTCGTAAGTTGTAACAAACTCATACAATTCCCCATAATGATAATGCATTAATAATATAAACCATAATACCTAGTAGATACATAACTGCTGCAACAAGTTCAACCAAGACTAGTGGTGCATCCTGCTGCAATATACCTGCTAAAGTCCACAATGCTGACCCAATCAAACCAAATAATAGATTCAATGGATACACATTCAAACTTGTCAGTCCAATACCTACTAGGCACAACGTAGTTCCTAACCATTTTATAGGCACTAACTGCAAGTGATTACGTTTGGACATACTGTACATATTTGAGTCTTTCCGTTGATTGTTACGATTGTTGTTGTACATGCCATACTAATATTATACACCATTACTAGTGTTACTGCAAGTAAAATCTTCTTCATAAACTATTCTCCTCAGGTGGTAATTCATTCATACGCCCAGTGTGACGACTATATAACAAACGACAAGCAAGCCCAGTGAGACCAGAGAAACGATTCTTGAGAACTCGAACATAAGTAGTATTCCTTTCGTTAGTTTCAACATGCTGCCCATTACGCTCTAAACCTATCACCATGTCACTCAACTGTGCGATACTACCTGACCCACGTAGTTGTGCTAACGATGTCACTGCACCCTCCTCATGCCCCTTAGAATCAGGACGCTTAAGGTGAGACACTACGAACAACGCAATACCTGTCTCTTGCACTAGCATACGCAACTTAGTCATGATCTCATCGATAGCTTTACGCTCGTCGCCAGACTCCTGAGCAGATACGATAATGCTAACGTGATCTACGAATACATACTTGCAAGCAAGCCCCCTAGCCATGAACCTAACACGATTGATAATGTTGTCAACACTAGTAGAACCAAAGTGATCAAACAAAAACAACCTATCAGTACCAAGGGTATTATCAAACGCTCTACGCAACTCTTCATCTGTAACCTCACAATCAGGTAAATGCAACGGTTTATCTGCAGCCAACGCCATCAAGCTTTTAGCAGTCTTCTTGACTGATTCCTCCAAGAACATTAGACCAATGTTATCCTCTGTCTTACTCAGTATCTGCCACACAATCTCACGCAAGAATTGAGACTTACCTAGTCCTGATCCTGCCGTTACTGTAACAAGTTCACCTAGTCTAATGCCATAGGTTAAGTCGTTGATACCATGATACGGATACATTACCTCAGCCTTCTCTTCCTTTTGATTGACTAGCTCCCACAAGGTAGACCCTGAGACAATCCCGTCAGGTACATACTTCTCTGCGTCCCACCAAGTATCTACAAACTCCTTATTCAATCCCTTAGCAAGGTAATCACATGCATCCTTGAGTCCATCCTGCTTAGGTTTAAATACGAATGCTTTACTACCGAACAACTCAGCCACTTCTTTAGCTGCCTCCTTACCTGGCTCATCGTTATCAAAGCAGATAGTAATCCTATCAAAGCTATCCAAGTACTCAAAGCTTGCCCTGCAGTCCTTCAATGCAGACTGTGCTCCGTTACGGATAGACACTACAGGAAATCTAGACCCTGTTAACTGGAATGCTGCAAGTGCGTCAAACTCACCCTCAGTAATCGTAATAGCTTTCCCTCCAGGGGTAAACTTATTCTGACCAAACAATACAGCATGCTTCCAGTCACCCTGAATAGAGAAGTCCTTAGCTTCTACTGATCGTACCTTAGCTGCAATTACCTTGCCTGTTGCATCGCAATACGGAAAGTAGTAGCTTTTACCATCAGAACCTGCCCCAAAGTGGTGCATAGTAGCTGCAGATATGCCACGCTCTACCACATGTACTGCCTCTGTGTTTTTAAATACCTCTAGCACTGGTTTATAGCCCTCTGGTTGAGTTTGTTTAAAGGAGGTGATACCTAGCCCTTCTAAGTCTTCTATCGTGGCTCTAGGAGCTTTCTCGTAAGCCTTACAGACATAACAGAATGTATGACCATCATCAAATAAAGCATTCCCATCGCTTGATCCACACTTCGGACACTCAATATGCTTTAGGAATACTGAATCATTGGTCTTCAAAGCATATCTCCTTGTTCTTTTGTTTTAAGTAGCTTACCTTCTCCATCTCAATGTAGTTATAAATATCTGTCATCACTGCGTCTACTCCATACTGTGCAATGTAGTAGAC